TAAATGAATAGCACGCGTAAAAAGCATGAATGGACTAGCATCAATCACTAAGGACTAGCCGACGGTTTGAGACTGGCTTGACGGAGAGGCCTCAGGAATATAACCTCAAACGGAGGTGTGAGGTTATGAGGCACAGCAGGAGATTTAGGTTGAAGCCACACGAGAGGCTTTCAGCAGAGCTACGTAAAGTGGGCCTGCATGACATGGCTGACAGAGCAGCAGAAGGCTACTATGATGACTTTATGTCGCCATTGGCTGCTCCGGCAATGCAATTAGCTGGTGATCTGGCAAAGGCTGCCAAGGCAGAAGACGACAAGGCCAAGAGAGAAGCCATCATGCTGCTAAGGCAAAGACACGTAGTGCACGGGGAGTTTGATGGATGAGCAAACAGCCGTCTTCCAAGATTTGACGAGTGAGCGCAGCGAATGAGCAAATCTCCGTCAGATGTGCTGGCAGATATCATGCTGGTGATCCAGTACATTGAAACACGTGGTATGGTCGCGACTAAAGCCTGCGACCATGCTGGTGTATCATACTCAACATTTGATAAGTACACGAGACTGTATCCTCAGCTTGCAAATATGCGTAAAGAGGCTGAAGACCGGCTTTATGACAGGATGGCAGATGCCCTACCGCATATCGATACAGATTACCAGTACGGGCAGTCTGATGCCAAAATGGCCAGCGTCGTATCAGGTAACATTAAATGGTTGCTCGCAAGACGACGTAGAGACGCTTACGGCGACCATTCGACAATTGAACACAAAATTACGGCAGAACGGGAAATCCTTGATGCTCTCAACCAAGCCAAAGCCAGAGCACACGGACATACCATTGCTACATCAACTCCCGCCATTGAACATAGCAGTCTTGTGATTGATATGGTGGTGGAAGACGGCATAGCGCTGACTAAGGAAGACATTGAAAGGGCAGAGATAGGGTTATGACTTGGTGGATGTGGATGCTAGCGGGTGGTGCAATCGTGTTTATTATCATTGTGCTGCTATATTATGATGCTGCGAGTAAAATGCGATGGTAGAAACACCCCTAGACAGTCTGCTGTCACCAGATGCACAGCTAGCGGCTTTTGCCGCCTCCATGCGCTCAGACCCCTTGGCGTTCGTTCTGGCCTCGTACCCGTGGCGACAGCCATTCCTCAGTGATGGTTCTTACAATCCACTGGCATACCGTGATGGTCCTGAGCCGTGGCAGAGGAAGTTGCTGACGGATTGGGGCAATCACATACGTGCCAATGACCAGAGGATAGCCATTGGGCTTGATCCGCTGGTTTTCAGGGCTGCTAGGGCCTCAGGACATGGTGTGGGAAAATCCGCAATGGTCAGTTGGGCCATTCAGTTCACGATGGCGACACGGGCTAAGGCTAGAGGTACCATTACAGCCAACACTCAGAGGCAGCTAGAAGATAAGACATGGCCTGAATTGGCTAAATGGCATGCTGTATTCCTGTTCAAACGGTGGTTTGCGTGGACGGCAACGACATACACCTTTGCACTCGGTGATGCCGAGACACGAAAAAACTACATGATGACGGCAGCAACAGTGGGAGAAGACAACGTTGAAGCGTTTCAAGGTCTTCACAACGCAGAAAGCGCCGTTCTTATCATTTTTGACGAAGCGTCAGGTATTCATCCGAAGATTTGGGAAGCTGCCGTCGGTGCCACCACCGATGGCGAGGTATTTAACTTCTTCTTCGGCAATCCAACGCAACAGACAGGTATGTTTGCGGACTGTTTTGTTAAAAACAAGCGGTTTTACAATACGGCACATATTGATAGCCGTGAAGTATCGTTCACGAACAAGCGGGCATTGCAGGATATCATCGATATCTATGGTGCTGACAGTGACGAAGCCCGCGTCCGCGTCTACGGACAGTTTCCGCATCAGGCATTTAACGAATTTATCTCTAAAGCGGCGGCAAATGAAGCAGCAACACGCCCGTTAGTCGTAGATCATGGTGCTGCGCTGATAATGTCAGTCGATTGTGCCAGATTTGGTGTTGACGAGGCTGTTATAGCATTCAGACAAGGCAAAGACGCACGATCCCGACCTAGAATGGTGTTCAAAGGCCTGTCAAACGTGAAACTTGCCGACATTATTGCTGATATGGCCCATAAATACCGGCCAGACGTGATAATTATCGAAGCACCGGGTGGTGGCGAGGGAATTATCGATATTTGCCGCGAAATCAAACATTTAAAGGTGGTGGAGTTTTGGCCGGGAGCGCTTGCCGCCGATCAAGGGCATTTCTATCGTAAACGTGACGAAATATGGGCTGCTGCGCGTGATTGGGTGATTGATGGTGGTTGCATTGATGACGATGCTGAATTTGTCAAGCAGCTAACTGGCATTCTGTACGGATACGACAAGCTGACGGGCAAGCTACGTATTGAAAGTAAGGAACTTTACAAGGAACGTACACAAGAGCATTCGCCGGATCGTGCCGATGCATTCGTGCTGTCTTTTGGCGTCAAAGTGCTCCGTCGCGACCATTCGCTTTACAATCGTGCGATCCGCGAGCAAGCACAGGTCAGTTACGACGAATTTTCGCCCGACGAACCGCTGATTGACCGGATGCGCAGGGACGGGTACCATCAAGCGATCATGTGATCGGCTACCCCAGTACCACCTAGCCCAAATGAACGCAGTTCAAGGGTGGTTCTGGCCCGGCACGGAGGCCTTCATGAGCTATGGCGCGTTCGACAGGGACGTAATCGGCGGCAAGACGCCTCTGCGCCTCTCCCCGATCAAGGGAATCACTAACGCGACGGCGATCCTCAGCAAGCAGTTTAGCGAGGAAACGGCGAACAAGGCGCTTGCCGCTGGTCAAAAGGGTGACGGCTTTGCCAGCTTTGCCAAGTATTTTACCAAAAATCCGTCAAGACAGCAATTAAGCAAAGCTGCTGGCATATTTGCTAGTAGCGGTGGAGGTGTATGACATGTCAGCTTTGATGGGTGGTGGCGGTAGTTCCGAGGCAACGGCAACACCGGGTTTAGCGCCCCGTGCTCCCGGCCGTGACGACGCCATAACACAGCGGCGAGCAGCCAAGATGTACAAGCGGGCGCAGAAGACAAACAGCTATGCCAGAGCACTGCTGTATCAAAGCGGCGGTACAGGCGGTGCGCCCGCGCCAACCACCAGCCGGTCAGCAGCGTTGCTGGCAGCAGGAGGCATATAATGTCGCTGGTCTATTCAAGTAATGCCAATCAGGCCAATGCGCCTGCTGGCAAACCCGGCACCAATGTCATTCCGTTCTCAAGTCACGGCAGGCCAAACGTCAATGACGTGCTTGCCATGTATCATGATGCACAGACGTTGAAATCGCCTTACGAGGCTGATTTTCGCATGTGTTCTGCCTATGCGTTGCCACGGCATTATAGCGGGTGGGGAAGTGATGGACCGACCATAACATCGCCTAACTCACAAGGGGCCAAGCGCTATGCGTATGACAGTACATGTGCCCGAGCATTACCAAAATTTGCTGCGATTATGCGCAGACTTGCAACGCCTGATGGTCATCGTTGGGAGAGATTACAAGCTTCCGACACAACATTGCGTAAGTCTTATCGCGTTCGAGCTTATTTCGATGAACTCAATGATGTACTATTCAAGCTACGATATGATCCGCGTGCTGCGTTTAGCCAATCGGTTGACGAAATGTACACAGGAATGGGCTGCTATGGTACAGCACCAGTTAGATTTGGATGGAGAACACCAAAAATAACTGATCGGCGTGGTGGCTTTGGTTATAAGGCCATGCCGCTAAAAGACATGTTCTTTCTTGTAAATGCTGATGGTATGATTGACACCGCATTTCATCGGCAATGGATGACGGCGAGGCAGTTTCAGCGGAAATATCCAAGTTGGACGCCGACACGTAGTATTGCCAACGAACTTAGCAAGCCTAATCCGAGCAATACGACGTACTTTGAGATTGTGCATGCGGTATTTCCGCGTGACGAAGCTCACTATGATCCTGATAGCATAACGGTGCAACGCCACCCGTTCTGTTCTCATATGATCGTCGTGCAAGATGCTGAATACGCTGGTCCTGTGGGTGGTTATCGTAACTTCCCTTACTTGGTGCCGCGAGCGGCGACCGAACCGGGTGAGCTATATGGCTATTCGCCAATGATGCAAGCAATGCCTGCCGCTGGTTCCGTTAACCAGATGAAGCGTACGCTTCTAAGGCAGGGGCAGAAAGCCGTCGATCCACCGCTACTCGCAAGTGATGATGGCATTCTGTCCGGCAGGGTGGGTTTGACGCCCGGTTACGTTAATTTTGGGGCAGTCAACGCACAAGGTCAGCCACTCATACACGCGCTACCTCCCGGTCAGTTCCGGCCTGCCGAGAATTTGTTGACAGACGAACGTGCCGACATAAATGATGCGTTTCTGGTGACATTGTTCCAGATATTGATTGAAACACCGGAAATGACGGCGACAGAAGTGATTGAGCGCACGTCGGAAAAGGCAGCACTTGCTGCTCCGTCAATGGCACGGTTGCAATACGGCTTCCTTGGTCCTGAGGTCGAACGTGGCATTGAGCTTATCACAGAATTCAATCCACGTCAGATGCCACAAAT